GATCATCGCGCGCTTGAACGCAGCGTTCGACGCGGTCGGGATCGTGGTTGGGTTGGCAGTCATGTCGGTCGGCGCAACGAAGCCGCCGATGTAGGCATAGGACTGCGTCACGACCTGCTTCAGCGCATCCAGCGGCTCACGAGTGACGTGGGCGATGCTGTCAATGACCGTGATCATGTCGTCGTCGCCGCCAGCCAGATCGCCGGCATAGCCAGCCGTGGTGTATTCGCCCTCGATCAGCGCGCCCTGCCCGCAAAGGATGGACCGATGGACAGGACCGTTGCCGCCGAGGCCGGCCTGGATCGGGTTGATGTTGGTCTGCACCACCATCAGGCCAAGCGCATCGGAGATGATGCCGCGGCGGTATTCCTGGGTGTCGGGACGACCGCGGAAGAACTGCTGGAACGCAGGGTCGGCGTAGATGCCCGTCATGTGGAAGGGGTCGCAATACAGCATGTAGAGCCCTTCCTCGGTCGGGGGCACCGCATTGGCCCGAAGCTGCGCACAGGCGTACACCAGCATCTGCAACGTCAGCCGCCCGCTGTTGGCGAGGCTGCTGGTGATCAGGCTGGTGTTGCCGACAGACAGTGCCGGATCATTGCCGGTGCTCGGCCGCAGGATCGAAGGCGCCACGGCACTGATCACGGAATTGCCGGCAGTGCCGTCCGCGATGGTCACGGCGGCCGAGAACGTCAGAGTGCCGGAAATGCCACCCGGCGCGGTGGACACGTTGGAGCCGTCGGCGGTCGCGCCGGTCAGGGAGTAGACATCCGAGCCCACCGTCACGTTGACGGGGTTCGACACCGAGACTGGGACAACCTGCCCTTCGGAATTGAAGGTGTTCTGGAACCCGCGGATGTCATCCACCGAGATTGTGACGTTCGCAGCGCCCAGCGTGAGGCGAACGCGGGTGTTGCCGCCGAGATAGGCGGAGAACAGCGCCTGCTGGGCCAGCGTGTCCAGCGTCAGACGCGCGCCGTAGGCAAGCTGCTTCGCGTTCAGCAGGAACTGGTCCTGGATCGCCACCTTGGACGTGACGATGTTCAGCAGCATCGAGTCGGCATACTGGTTGATCGGCAGGGTGAACTGCTCGACCGAGTAGTTGTCCGAGGTAAGACCGCTGGTGATGTCGGAATTGGCAGCCGGCGCCAGCGGTGTCGTCTTCGCGCCAAGCAGACCAGGCCGCGTCTTGGTGATCGTCTCACCCACGCCGACGCCGAAGGGTTCGCGATCCGCGATGGCCCTGAAGCCCATCTCGGCGCGCAGGGCGTCCTCCCATTCGCGCTCCAGGAAATTCTGCTGGATGATCGACTGGAGGGAAGCCGGTAGATTGTTGATACCCATGTAAGGGGCTCCATCTGTGGGAATGCTACGTCATCACGACGCTGCGTTTGCGTTGCCCAGGCGCTACATGAGCGGGCAGTGGCCTCGCGGCCGTTCCAGACAGACCGCGAGGCTGCTGCGGTCAGGTAAGGCGAATACCGGAACGTATCTTGTTCCGGGCGGCACGGTATTCCTGAGGCGTCATTTCCTTGGCCGACTTCGGCGTGTCTGTCGGCTTCGGCGGCAGTTTTGGGTTACTCGTGGTCGAGGCTGCACCGAACAGATGCGGCTTTGCCTTCTTCATCTCGGCCAGGACTTCGGCGGCGTTGGCGGGCTCGCCTGTGTCATCGACCTTGACCTTGGTCATGTCGAGAAGTGCGATGACATCGGCGATATCCAGCGCCCCGGCATCCTTGGCCGCGCTCCGCAATTCGGCATGCAGCACACGCTTCTGCGCCGCCGTCGTCATTTCCGAGGCTTTTGTCTCGGCAGCCTTGACTGCAGCGACATGCGCGGCTTCGGCTTCCGACAGCTTCTTGGCGGCTTCGGCAATCGCAGCGTCGCGATCCTGCTGCGCCTTTTCCGCCTCGGTGCGGTACTTGTCGCTGTTGAGACGATGCCCCTTGGCCTCGTTGTTCAACTCGGTGATGCGGGATTTCGCGTTGTCGAGTTCGGCGCGGGCCGCAGCAAGCTGCGCCTGCACTGCTTCCAGGCTCGCGCCCGGATTGTTCGTCGGATCGTCCGCCATCACGGCTCCTGCTTGTGTATTGCCCGTCGCGGGCCACGGTGCGGCATCACGCCGCTACTCCTCGACTTTCAGCGCGCCTTTGACCTGCGCGCCGACGGAAACGGCACGTTCCGCCGCCTCCGCTTCGTCCGCTTCGATCCTCGCCAGTTCGGCGGGGACATCCTCGATATCGTAGTTGTGCGCCACCACGTTGACCGCAGTCTCGCGGCTGATATGGCCGGCATCGCGCAGCACCGTGAGGGTGGTTGCCTGCACCTGCTTGTCGCCGGCGGTCGGCGAAAACCACGCCGGCCACCGCAGACCGAGACTGTCTGCATCCAGGCGCCTCAACGTCGTATTCCGCAGCCGCAGGGGGACACGGTGCGACGCTGCGGCGATCATGCGCATCAGTGGGAGCAAACCCTCGGTGCCGTAGCTGATCCGCAACATGTCTGTCACTTGCAGCAGGGGCTGGTGCAGCAATTCCAACGCCCGACCGCTTTGCGCGGCACTCACCTTGTCGGCGTTGCTGCGGTTTCCGTGGCAGGATTCGAGCGCCATTTCCCGCAGCGCGCGGACATATTCGACGACTGCGCCGGCAGCAGTGCCGTTGATTTCCAGCAGCTTCGCGTCACCCTTTTCGGAAACCAGAACAGCGTTGCTGGCTGACCGCAGCATCGGTCCGCCAGTCGGCGCAGCAGGCTCCCGCAGCATCAACAGAGGGTCGGACGAGTATTTCAGCCCACGCCCGGCCTGCGATAGCTGGTATTCGATCTCGATCTGCGTCTCGATCGCGGGCCGGAACGTGCATGCGCCGTCTGTATCGTCTCCGCTGGGGAGATTGCGCATCCACACGACCGGCACGAACCCGAGGGCATGCGTCACGCTCCGCTGCGGGTCCGGCTGCATCGCTTCGTCGCGGTGCACCGGCTGCGGCAGGAACCACGTCTCGGCCTCGGCATCCCACGCGCGCATGAACCAATGGTCGGCACCGAGGTCGTCGTGGTCGATATCATAGCCTCTGGCTTGCAGGTCGCGTCCGCGCACCTTGTAGCGTTCGATGACCCTGATCAGCACGTCAGGCGCCTCGGGGTCCCATACCGGCGTCAGGAACCGTGTATCAAGCACGTTCACGAACGGCCGCTCCCGCAGAATGCGGAACAGTACGGCTGAAGACCCCACAGAACCGGTGAATGCCGCAGCGCGCATCGTGTGATTGATGCAGCACTCCGCGACAAGATCAGCCATGGACTCCGAGGCAGCCTTGTCCGGTGCCGTGATGGCGGGGAACCGCCCCTCACCGAACAGGAGCGCCACGGTGTCATCCACCACGATACGGGACAGATTGTAGCGGACGCTGGGCCTGCGATCCCGCAGCGGGATGTATTCGCCGCCATCGGTGCGTTCATCGTGGAAGCCATGGCGGAGCGTATCGTAGATCGTGCCGTCCAGGACTGCGCTGAGAACAGCGATGCGCCATGCACGCTCCGGCATGTCTCTGTCGCGCCTTATCCTCTCGCTCAGTGCCTGGAACACGAGTGGTTACTTGCCGAGTTCGCGGTTCGCGCGCGCCTTGATCCTGGCCGCCTCACTCGTCGTCATCCGGCCTGCCTTGACGGCCTGCGTGGCGCGGCCCTTCGCGGCCACGGCGCGGCCCCTCGTGTCGGTCGGGTAGCTGCCGTCTGGGTTAGCCTTGTGCTCTGCCGCCAGGACCCGGCGCTTCGCCGCTGTCAACTTTCCAGCCATCGTATCGTCCTTTCATCGGCCCATGAACGGGATGTAGGTGAACTGTGCCGGAGCAGGCGGGGGCACAATCAATGCCGCGAACGCCCGGCTGAGCGCGTCAACCTGATCATCGTGTGCGGCAGCGGGGAAGCCGCTGATTTCGTCGAGCAACGCCCTGTTCCAACCGGCACGCATCATCGTCACGTTGCCCACGTTGACCTGCGCAGCGAACGGCGCGGCGCGGGTTGACTTGTCGCCGGTCTCACGGCTGCTTTCCACCCGGTAGCCGGCGAGTTTGCGCGTCAGATACAGCACCTGCGACTTGCCGGCCTGCCCAGGGTCTTGTGGCAGCGACACTTTCACGTGGCGGCCATCCCATTCGGCCGTCGCGCATATCTCGGATTCGACTGCGTCGGGACCGCCCCGGAGACGGCAGATGTCGCATATCCAGAAGCGGCCGGTGCTGTCTTTGCCCAGCAGCGCCCCTACCGTCCAATCCGGGTCACGAGTGCCGACTTGAGCAGTGGCCGCCAGATCCCACGCACGCACCAGTTGCATGTCGTCCGGAGCTTCATCTGCGACCGCTATCTGGCCGGCTTTGAACAGCGCCCCTTCGCCAGGCCTCGGGTCTTGCTGATAGAGCGACTGCCAGTCACGCATAGCGCCGGATCGCTCCAGCATCAGCTTCTGTTCGCGCAGCACCCCCGCATAATCATACGATGCGTCATCGGACCAGAGGTATGTGCCGACGGGACGCCCAAGCGGGTCGCCAGCCAATGCCTGCGCCGGCAGTTTCAGCACCACCCAACTCTGCGGGTCCGTCTCCAGAAGGCGGCCAGCCAAATCGTCTTCGTGCCAGCGCGTCATGATCAGCATGACCCGCCCATCCGGCTTGATGCGCGTCGAGAGGTCGGCCAGATACCAACTCCAAGTGGAGTCCCGCTCGATGATGCTGTCCGCCGACGCCCTGCTGCGCACTGGGTCGTCGATGATGGCAAGGTCCGCACGGCGACCGGTCACGTTGGCACCGACACCAGCGGCCTTATATTCGCTTCGCGACGACATCCGCCACGACTTGACGCCTTCGCTTTCGAGCGAGACACCAACGGCCGGACCGAACTCTCGCGCCACCCGCAGGATATCGCCCGATATCTTCTCGGCCATTTCCGCCGTGTGGCTGACGCCGATTACGGTCCGGCCGTGATGCTGCGCCATGAACCAGCACGCAAACAGGATGCTGGCGTACGTCGTTTTTGCCGATCCGGGCGGCATCGTGACCATCAGACGCTGGATATCGCCGCTGGCGAGGCGCTCCAGGTGGTCTATCAGCAACAGATGGTGCGGCTGAGGCTTCAGACCTAGCGGCGCGAGGCAGAACTCGCACCAGTCATGCAGGCTGCCCTTCAGGCGCCGCGACCGCAATTCGGCGAGCGCCTGGATCGCCTTCTGGCTCAGCGTCGATGACAATTCCGGTTTCCTTCAGGACAATCGCCCGGAGGTCATCATCAGACATGCTGTTGATGTCCATGGTGACAGCAATGGCCTGCCCGTCCTTGCCGTACGAGGTTTCCTTCAGTGCGGTAAACGCCTGCACGCGCGCCATGTCGCTGCGGCTGGTCTGGATGATATGCTCGATCACCTCTACCGCATCCGGCATCCCCGCGCGGGCGAGGTCCGCGATCTCGGCCCGGCTCGGCGGCGCATCAAGCCATTCGGCGCGGCCCTCGGCGATTGCCTTCTCGCGCGCCTGCTGCCGGAGCATGGCAACATAGCCCGCCTTGGCAGCTTTCGCCGCGTGGCCCTTCGCGGAGCGTTCCTTCTGCTTCTCCGGGCTCGTATCCAGCATCCGCCGCTCGCTGCCTTTGCCGGCCCCTTTGCCAGGCCCTCGCGGCGGGTTGTAGGCCGACTTGACCGGCATCAGGCAGCGACCGTCCGGCGCTTCAGTAGCCGCGGATATCGCGCCAGCAGGGCCTCCACAGTCGGGCACCGAGCCTCGGCATCGTATCCGGCATGCCATGCAGCATCGTCACGCGGCGGCAGATCGACAGGGACTCGCCGGAGCGCGTGGGCAGCCGCGGCGATACGACCGCGGCACTCAGCAATAAGCCGCGAATCCATCGAGCACATCCCTCATTGTCACGACACGCCAGCGGTGGATCAGGTATCCGGCGTCTATGCCGGTGACGATAAAGACAGGCACCAGGGCCAGGAACGGGAACGGGGCGTCCAGCCAGTGCGCCATCAGGCGTCTTCCATCCCGCCGTTCTGCGACCGCGCCACGGCAGCTATCCGATGCGCCGTCAGCCGCACCATTTCGGCGCGGGCCTCTGCATCGTCGGTCGTGGCATTGACGGCCCATCCGGTGACAGTCGCCAGCGACGCCAGGATATCGGCCGGATGCTGATGGATCAGGACCGGAGTGAGCGATGCCGCCATGCGTTTCGACAGACACTCGATGCGCACACCGCATTGGAGTGCGTCGGTGTCGGCCGCGATCTGCGCGACGGTGGCGGGGATGTTCATGTCGTAGCCCTCGACCCGCGCATCCGGCAGCCGGGCGAGAGGAGCGGGATGTATTCGCGCGCCGCAGCGCTCCACCGCGCCTCCACCTCGGCAGTCGCGGCGGCACGGGAAATCGCGGTGGCCAGCGCCGCTACCAGCCCCGGCGTGCAGTGGCCCAGAACCTCGGCCTCGTGTGCCGGCAGCCGGTCCGCGGTGTCAACCCTCGACCGGCCCAGCATGGCCTGGTCTCGCCGGTCCGTGACCGTCACCTGCGTCCGGTAGGCCGCGCCCCGGCTCGACACCAGCGGCATCAGGCCATCAGTCCACCCCACGCATAGCCGGCCTCCGCTCATGACGATATCGCCACGGGACCAGTGGAGCATGAGGAGCCTCTAAATGTATGGGGTCGGACGCGATTATCGCACTAATATTGTATCCTGCCTATCTGGATGGCATATTTCGGCGGCCGCGTCAAGCGGGTAGTGGGTCAGTTTGATCCGCCCTGAATAAAATCCTAGCTGGTCGAGCTTTGATATCGGGAGCGTCGTGCTATATTAGCTCCATGATGACATATCGCGCCGTTCAAAGCTGGCAGGGCACTAATCAAA